CTTATCTACGTCATGTTTGGGCAATTTGGAGATTTTCTTTTCAAAATCCTCATATAATTCTTCATATTTTCCTTCCCCTACAACATTCCAAGATTTTGATTCTAATATACCATCTACAAATGCTGTTGGATAACTTGTTGTACCTGTTAATGTAGTTCCTGTTCCAATAGTAACATCTCCTGTAGAAGTAGTTGTAGTTTCAGCACCAACATAATAAGTAGTTGTTGAACTTATAGTAGGAGTAGTAAAAGTAGTACCTGTACCAATAGAAGTTCCACCTGTTAAAGTGTTGTACCATTTTAATGAACCATTTGAAGCAGTAGCTTGTAAATTAACCGTACCAACTCCACATAAAGAAGCACCTGTAGTTGAAGTTACATTATTTGTAAAATTAAGTAAAACAGGAGTAGAAATTGTAGAAGTTGGACCTGCCTGACAAGTTACTACACATTGATAATATAGAGCTGCTGTTGGTGTAAGACTATATGTTGCAAATGTTGCACCCGAAATATTTGTATAAGTAGTACCATTAAGAGAACTTTGCCATTGATAGGTAACCCCTGTTCCTGCACTTGCATTTTGTAATGAGAAGCTTACATTTGTTCCCAGGCAAATATTATTTGTAGAAGCAATAGTATTTCCTGAAGCTGGAGTTGTACAAGTGTAATAAGCTTGTCCATCAAATTCATCTGCACCTATATCAGGAGCTGTACCACCACCATTAAGGCGAGAAGTAACAATTGCTTTCCCTGTAGCCACTAGTAAGGTAGACATAATTATAATCCTTTAATAAATTGTTTTACTTTCCAGATAAACATCTTCAGTGGGTTTCTATGGTAATAGTCTACAATACCAAGAGGTTCCACTGTGCCATCAGCACGAATGATAGTGGCAATCAGTTGAATCTCTTTAGCATTGCTGTTAGCTATTTCCATTATACACCCTGTTTAACTAGTTCTAATACTACAGAAAATACTAGAGGAGTACCACCTATAGTAGTGTTATAACCTGTAGTCTCTAGGGCTATTTTACCTGTAGGAGAAGTAGCATTGTTTTGAAGACCACCAAAGTTCCAGAAGGATATACGCCCACGTCCTGATAGAGGTAATATATCTAGTTGTGGAGTACCATCCCACAGTAGACGTACCTCAAGTGGGGTGGATATAGAATAGTCTATATGATCTATGCGGAACTTAGAAGGGATAGGGGAGAACGCAGCAGGATCAATCACAATAGTAGTAGCCACATCTGAGGTGTCTAATACTCCTGTAATTTTTACTGTAGTGTTTCTTGCCCCATCCATCAGTACTTGTGTGTTGACTACATTAGCCATGGAAGCCTCCTATTAGCGGGTGACTTCTTGAGCTGCCAAGACGTAATCCACAGTTAAGGTTTGAGTAGCAGTAGGTGTGATTTCAAATACTGGTGTCAAAATGGCATTAGTCAATGTAGTGGCAGAAGAACCAATAGTAGGCACTGCTACACGGAAAGACATAACATCGTTCACGAATACATCTAACTCAGTACCATTAAAGTAGAAACCCACATCTACCCATGCAGCACTAGTGGCTGTGGTTACTGTAGATACCAGAGTAGTGGCTGTACTGCCTACCGTGGATACAAGGCTTATAACGCCGCCAGCAGCCATAGAGAACCATAAGCCATCCGTGGTTGCTGAACCTGCTTGAAGGCCTACATAAGCCGTAGGGGCCGTTACAGAGGATACTTGGAAGCGAGATAAAAACCAGAGTTTGTTACCTGCCTGGAATTGTAAGAATTGACCTGCTTTATAAGCAGAGGAAGCGGTTGAAACACCGCCGGGTGTTAATACAGCAGCGCCACCCACAACAGTGGTAGATAAAGCAAAAGTAGAACTAGTGCCTGTGACTGTATAGTCTGTGCCGATTAGTGTGTCAAAATCGTTTGCATACTGAACAACCCCTAGCCCAATGGTTGGGCTAGAACTAGTATGAAAAGGATCTGGAAGAGGGTAATTACCGAGTGGTTCGGTTTTGGTTACGGTAGCTAGACCATAGTTAAAGCGGGTAGGTGTTCCCATTTAAATCTCCTAAAAGTGATGGGTCACGTTCTAATGAACGTTCAGGATCGGTATTGTATTACTGTTTTGGAATTGATGGTACTGGGGGTAGTTGACCCTTTTCTTCTTTATGAGCAGCGCCCATTATTGTCTCCTTGTTCAAAGACGCCCCCCGAAGGGGGCTATCTTAATTACAATTATGGTCCGTTAGAACCATAGATACAACGAGGATCCGCCCAAATAAAGCTATAACGTTCATAGCCTTTGGCCTTAGCATTCATTGTATCAAAGTCATTATCTTGATCAAAGACAATGCCATGACGCTCGAAGTACTTCAGACCATTCTGGACATTCGTGCGAATGAACCAGGCGTGAGGAGAAGTCAGATAGTGGTTCATTACAATACCTTCGGGCAGAGCATTGGTAGCCTTCAGCACGTTAATATCGTTGTTAGCCGAACCAGGAGTGTAAACACTCTTTAAGATTCGATTAGCATTATACCACTCTTGACGAGCGATGATGAGTGAACGAGGCATTACATTGATCAGTAAGCCACGATCATTCTGGAAGCCCATAATCTGAACAATTGCATCTTCCAAAGAAGCTTCAGAAAGATCCACGTCCACAGAAGGGCGATTTGAGAAGGTACCACCAGAGGTGTTTGGATGTGCCGTAGAACACATAGACACAGCATCGCCGCCAGTATATACATTATTGAAAGCACGATTGTAAATATTAGCTGCAATGTTTTCTTTGGTTTGGCGGAAAGCCATTGCCAGAGAACCAGAGCGAGCCTTACTTACTTTCTCGTACAGGTTATCATCCATTTCTTCTTTGGTTACGATGTAGCCCATTGCATATGCAACATGCGTTGCGCGAGTCGTGAAACCTTGAACACTGGAATCGTAGTTAACACCAGCCCCTTCATTCTTGACAGGAACCAGTCCGAAGCCCGTATCTTGTACGAGATCTTCATAGTTTTGCGATGAGGTATCTTTATCAAACAGCTTGTCATATTCAACAGCATGTTCGTTATAAGATAGACCCCACCAAGCTTTTACCCCAGGCCAAAGGGCCTTTGGATGCGAGCCAGTAGTGATTACGCCAGCCATAATCTATTCTCCTTTATACGCCAGCCGAAGAGCCAAAGTATTGATGCTGATTCCAGCAAACCAATACAGAGACATACGGCACGGCAGTAGATGTAGTTGCAGCAGAAGACAAAGCGCCTTGATTGGTCGGATCTTGTACTGCACCGATAATCTGGAGAATAGTCGTATTGCTTACGTGAGTGGTAGCCACCCCAGTCAGAGCCGTACTTGAATACGGAGATGATTGGTTTAGAGTTGCTGTTTGATCAGCCGCTTGATTGGTGGAACACAGTTTGTGCATTGCAGTTTGTGCAGCACCAGTAACATCAAACTGTGCGGAGAAGATGACATTAGAATCATCAACTACCCATACATAATGATTACCGGCTGATTTATTCAGGTATTGTTTTTCCAAGGACAATGTAGTACCTTGTAAAGACACACCAGGATCAGCTACACGAATACCAACAATCACACCCAAAGGAGGGAGAGTAGTAGTACCCTGTACATATTTTGTTACTGCTGGAACGCCATTAGCATCACCGCCATTCGCTATAACCACAACATCGCCAACAGCATAAGTATTGCTGGCATCATTGGGAATATAGTACATACGGCCCTGCTCGTTATAGGCGGCTCCATTCAAAGTCCCGACAGGACTTAGCCCACGAGGAGCTGCTGAAAGTGCCATTTTTAATATCCTTTATTTAAGTTTGTATTTTTGTACCTGCATCATAGAAGCCTGTGGTATCATTAGAACCACCTTTACCTCGTTTGATTGCAGCATCTGTAGCATCGTTACGTTTCTGAAGATCTCGTTGGTCTTCCTCATACCAGTCTTGCTTAATCTTTAAAAGATAAGCATACAGGCCTTCACCATTTTCAGAGCCTACTAAGAAACGAACCTTATCTGTTGTAATATCTGTATTCCGAGAAACTACGTTCTCTGGAAGTCCTCCTACCTCTTCGGGAGTTACAAACTCATAACCACCATCTAACGCTTGTTGAATACGACCAGGTTCATCATTGAAGATATGGGGGTGATAACCAGCTTCTATCAGCTTGGATACATCAACATCCAGTTTTCCTCGAGTACCATTAAAGACTGCGCGTGTTCGTGTGCGTCCCTGTTCTCTAGCGGTAGTTTCTTTGACCTCAACCTGACTCATATTACGCTCTCTCTTTTCTTCAATCGTTAATGCTTTTGGCATGACATACTCTCCCTTTAATTAATTAAGACCAATCAAACTCTGCCACATACTGCTCACGTGTCAATAAGCCCTGCTTTACAAATTTATTGCAGGCTGCTTTGGCGTCGTCTGGCAAGTTGTCATATGACTGTTTCTTTCCACCACCAGAAGGACGTATTTCAGAACGCCCTTCTACTGGATTATGATTTTGTTGTTTCTTTGGTGTTAGTATTTCTAATTCTTCGTCTAGTTTATCCAAGAATGCTTGTCCTGTCAAATGGGGCCACTCTGCTCGGACACCTTCTCCAACACCATTAGCGAGTGCTGTACGTTTCTTATCTTGCCCAAACCAGCTATTTTTCTCTAACCAGGATGTCAGCGCAGGGTCTACTTGAGGTGTCTGTACTGTGGCTTTCTTAGCCTTCTCAATCTCCGCCTTAGCATCTTGTTGAGCTTCTTTGACAGTATCAATGGCATCATCAAGATCTACAGCACGATCTCCATCTCCTTGGGAGAGAGCCTCGCGCTTTGCTTTCTTGAGATCAGCCAATTGAATTTCGTATTGCTCGACCTTCCTTTCATATTGGTCTTTCTGGTAGTCTCGAAATTCTTTAGCTGCAGTTCGTGCTTCCTCTGCAGCTGCTTCAGCTTTAGCAAGACGTGCTAAAAGCTTTTCGTTATTCTTTTTAAGTACTGGGAGAATCTGTTCGCCGCGTTTTACAAACGTCTT